GTGCGCGTAGTTGTCGGAAACTTAGTCCGCCTTATGATGGGACCTTCGGGCCCTCATATGGTCTAAGACCGAGGAAGCGATGACCGATCTCGAGATCGGGCATTCCCTCCTTTGCTGAGTAGATACGTATCTTTACGTAGTACTCATCATCTTCTTCGTTTTCCGGAACCCGTATAAACAGGTCCGGACCGTAAGACTGGACCTTACTTAGAATCTCTTTCTCCGTAAGGTTTGGTAACTCAAGCCCCCTACTCTTCTCTTGAAGAGTGGGCATGGTCCTATCCCAGATCATACTGTAGGTGTCTACGATTGGTCTGGTTTGATAAAGTTTTACTGTTTCCTCTTGGACCAGTAGCTTTTGGAAAAGGCTGCCTCTGGTAGCCCTCTTAGCATATTCCTCAACGGTTATCCAACCGTCAAGGGATGCTTTATGAAGTGTCCAGTGATGATTATCATCTGGGGACTCCTGATATTGAGCCAGGACCTCTTTAAAGGTCTTGGTTCCAAACTTCTGGGGAGCTACATAGACCTCATTAATGAGGTGCTCTTGTATATCCTTTATAGATTTGATCCCCCGAGATCCTGGATTCGTATTCAGCATCCGGAAGACCCTTAATTCCTCCCTTACATCTGCATCATTAAGTATACACTTAATGAGTAATTGAGTAGGAAGTGGACACTCTGCGATGACTTTCTTAAGCTCACCGCTGAGGTATAGCTCTAGCCCCCCAAGTACCTTGGGTAGCATGAGCTGATTATATACCCTCCAGTGTGAGAACACCGAGGGTAAATAGGATCCCATTCTCTTAATAAAGAGATCTCGGATCGATTCTAGCTTCCATTCAGGCCAAAATCTTCTGTCCTGAGGAAGCCATCTTAAACAACCTCCCATCGTGATTGATTTTCCGATGGCGGTGTTCTTGTCATCTCTCATTAACTGGGCTGTTGAGCCCCGTTCCATGAGTCTGACTTTTACCGAATCCACAATAATAGATTTACTATGGTCGGGATTAATGGGGAGTCCATACTGTATGTTTCTTAACAACAGTAGTCTCTCTGTATATTTTACCAGCACGGATGATGATCCGTGTTGTCCTGGTGATATATGGGATCCTGCTAGCCGATGTCCATCGGTTATCAGATCCAAATATCTATTTCCACCGATGGCGATGTGATCATCGCCACCGATGTGTATAAACCTCCTCTTTGCCCTGACGTCAGGGATAGGGGTATGATCATAGAGGTAGGGTATACAGTCCAACCCGTGTTGGAGTATGTAGGCCCTTTCCTCTATAGCTAGATTAAGAAGGGTTAATGATGGTTTGGCAATTGCCTCACCCATCATAATTCCTACTTTGGTTAACACAGTGCTTCTATCTGGAAAGATAACAAGCCTGGGTCCGATAAAGGTTAAGACCAAGTCTAAATATAGACGGTTCTTGACCCCTCCAAAGCCTTGCACGAACCCTTCAATAAGGGCCCGTGTAATGCTCCATTGCTGTGCATTAGTAGC